AACAGGAAATCTTTTTAATTTAGTATTTCTGTTTACATTCTCCCAATCTGCACTATAAAAATAAGCTTCAATTTCACCTTCTTCATTGCATTTTTCAGCACGTAAAGTTTCTCTTGGAAAATGTGTAATGCTTTTTATTTTTTTACCTTGATATGTAACTTGAAATGCACCTTCACCTAATAACTTTAAATCTTGGCAAACCCTACGTAAATCTTTCTTTTTCAAGATTGATTTCATATTAGCGTATTCCTCTGGTTTTTTATGGCTATCAGTAGCATCTAAACCTTTACCATAGATTCTATCAACAATACCATTAATTACAGCATTATTAGTAGTTGAATCCATAAAGGCATCTATCAAACATTGATAGTAATCATTATTTTCACCAATACCGATCCACTCTCTGTTTTTATCTTCAGTGATTACTGGCCTTTGATATTCGTTTAATTGTATTAAATGTAAGTTATCCATTATGCGTAGATGTATTCATTATTTCCTGTTGACTTTTCAATATAAACATTTTTGCTAATTTCAAAAGTTGATAAATCTTGATTTGTACAAAACAGTTTATCTTTAAATATTAAAGTTCCATCTGTAGTGTTGTTAATCTCTATAATGTAGAAATTAGCCTCTGTAAGAGCTTCAGTTGTGCTATAAGTGTAATAATACTTAACTGAATTAAATAATGCATTAGAATCAGTTAAAATGATTTTATTCTGTTCTTCGCTTTTTATTTTTAATTCGTACACTTTACCGCTATCAATAGTTTCTCTTGGCATAAAATTAATTAATCTTGTTCCACTTTTAGTAATTATCTGCATTTTTTTTAATTTATTTTAATAAAAAAAGGAGAGAAACAAATTTGTAACTCTCCCTTAGCCAACTAAACTATATATTGAATCACACTAAACTATGAAATTTGTGCCATTTTAACTATTAGTGCCTACTACCACTGTAACTGTCGCACTCGACATTCCAGCGAAAGGGTCAGCACTTGTTCCACCACTAATAAAATTAGCTGGTTTTAACTCCTGAGCAGACATTGTAAGATTGTAACCTGACAAATCACCCATTGCAGCACCTGTTACCACACTTCCACCTGACACTGAACAACCGTGTTCAAGTCCAGCCATAAAGAAATTACCGTTGTAATCTTCAACAGCAATATGCGGTCTACCGTATGCTAATAATTTTAATTCTTTATTATCTTCCTTAGATAATTTTGGTAGTACTAATGTTAGAGTTTGTTCGAAAAATGTAGTTCCATTTTCATTAGAAGATGTAATAGCTTGGTCTAAACTATTTGCACCCTTTAAGTCATACTGATATGCTGAAAATGTACCAGATAAATCTGTAATTTCATCATCAACTTCAGTTACTGTTCCTAAATCTCCAAAATCAACAAACCAAACACGTACAATGCCACCGATAATATCCTTACAAGGAACTTTTCTACCTATACTTAAATCACAAGCCATTGTTTTTGTTTTTATATAAAGGGGTGAATCAACACCCCCTTAAAAGTTATTAATTATGCGTAATATGTTACTTCACCTAAAATTCCGATTTGAACACCAGCTTTCCATCTTGCAACAAATCTTACATTTTGGTCACCTAATGTTTCTGAAGTATCAATCAATCTTAATTCAGATAAATCACCTAAAATTCCACAACCAAAATAAAGGTTAGAAATTTGAGCACAAACCATTTGATTTGCTGGCATACCAGGTGCTAAGAAAATCTTGATTCCATCAAAACTTAAACCACCACCATCATACCATTGAGTCATTTTATCATTAGTACCAGCAGAACCAGTTAATGCAAATCCACCAAGTGAACGGATATAAGCTTGGAAAATTCCGTTTCCAACATAAATTCTTAAATCTTCTTTATCTAAGATTGCTGGACTGTTAGCAGCAACATTATCTACCACTTTACCAAGTTCAGTTACTACATTTGAAGCAGTTACAGTTGTTCCAACTACAATTGCACCACCAGCTAAATCAGCAGCATTAGCAGCAGCAATAGTTGTGATACCATCAAACTCACCAGCAGTAGCGTTTACACCTTGCCATACGTTTTGCTCAGTTTTTTCAGCAATTTTAGCAATGTATTGTTGAACGATAAAATCAGCAAATGATTTTGGTAGTTCTTGATTCATTACAGAATATCCCATTTCAGCAGATTGCCAAGTTTGTGCGAAAGTTTTCTTGCACTCAGTTTTGTTAACTTGGAACTCTTCTACTTCCAAAATTCTTTCAGAAAGTGTAAGTGTACCAGCATCAGAATAATCACAAGTAGCATTAACTATAAAGTCACTACCCATTACTGATTTTTGAAGCACTTCTTTAAATGCTATGTTAGGAAGAACAGTCATTCCACCATTGTCAAGAGTTTTCCCACTCAAAAGGGCAGCTGCTATGTACTTTTCTTTGAACTCACCAGCATATGTTGTTGTAATCGTTGTTGCCATCGTTTTTTTTTGTTTTTTTTAACTATTTAATTTTTCGTATATCCTTGATTGTAATGTTTTAGGATAATTATTTTTCTTTAATGTAAATTTAGATTCATTCTTTGCTTCTGGATTGTGTTTTACAGGAGCAACAGTTTCAACTGCTGAAAGTTCTACTTCCTCATTTACATCTTCTTTAATTTCTTCTTTAACCTCTTCAGAAAGTTCTGCTGTTGCTTCAACTTCTTTAGGTGCATCTACTTTATCAGCTTTTAAATCAGCAATAGCATCTTCAAGGTTTTTAATTCTTTTTTCCATTCCTTCCCAATCGTAAACCGCAGCTTCTTCATCTAATTCTTCTTCAGCCATTTCCTCTTTTACTTCTTCTTCACTTGCTTCTTCTTTTGCTGGTACATCATCAGAAACATCACGCATATCTGCAATGATTCCTTCTTCTTCAACTACTAATAGTTTACCATCTTCAAGAACATATTCACCAACAGGCATTGCAATTCTTTCATCATCAGATTTAATAAAGATTGCTTCACCTTCTTTAAATTCTTCTGCTTCAACTACTGTTCCGTTTTGAAGCTTCATTTCAGCTAATTGAACTTCTTTAACTTCTTCAGTTAATTCAATTCCGCCAATAATGGTTTTGATTTTGTTTAACATATCATTTGCTTTCATACTATATAAATGTTTTTTTTTTGAACTTGTTATACCTTTTTTTTATTTATTTTTAATTAAGCTTGTTATTAAGCTTGTGTTTTACCTATGCCTTGAGCCCTTAAAGAGCCATCACAGCATTTAACTTTGTATGTATTATCTTTACATAAGCAACCCCTTCTACCGCCTCTTGGCGATGTTCTGCTTTTTTCACCTCTTTTTAGTTTATTGTTTCCCATATCTATTTATTTATGTGTTTTTCACAAGGCATATACCAAGTTTTATTTTCAAATTCGTGTGTGTGATAACCTTTACAACCTATATTAATTGCCATTTCTTCAGCTTTGGCTTGTGTACTATATGCTAAACGGTCATCAATAACTGCATAATCTTCATCTATTACCATAGATTCTAAATTAACTTCATCAAGTTCTTTTAATTTGCTTAATGACCACCTTAAACCAGCCTTGCCACCCCACAATAAATAGGATATTGTTCCACACGCTTTAGTATCGCTTTCATCGTAGTAAGTTTCTGCTCTGCTTAAGTAGCTATACATTCTTTTTATAGTATCTAAACTTATGTTTTCTTTATTAGCTAATTGTTGCGCCCTTACTTTACCTACTTGTGTTGCACATTTATTATTAACCTTTTCATTTAGTTCTATTCCCCTTTTAGCATTGTTGCTAACTGCATCTGGATAGTCACTATAACTTTCTAAATCAAGCTTTTTTTTTTAAATAGATTTCTAATTTCTTCTATTTTTTTATTTGCTTCTTCTTCTTTTAAATCTACTTCTTCAACAACTGATTCTACACTTGCTTTTATGTTTGCTTTGTCGGCAAAGTAACCTTCAATACTAAAACCTTTTACTTTGTTTTCTTTAACATAATCATTCCACACTTCATCATTATTTACTTTCATTGATACCATCCAAGTTCCAACAGGCACATCAAGATCATACATTCTGCTTTTATCTTGTTCGCCTTCAACTATCCAAGATTCAACAACAGTCAAACCATTTAATTCCATATTGTGTTCTAAGGTTGTATTGTTTTGATTTCCATTCATAAAGAATAATTCACTTGCTTTTCTAACTGTATCAGCAGAAAAATATACATAGTATTCTTTCTTTTCATCCTTTCTATAAATTGGTTTGTTAGGTATTAATGCTGCACCCATTAAGATGCGTTTTTCATCATCTACTTTTGCAAATTTGATTTCTTGAGATTTCAAAGAAAGAAAGTTGCTTTCTATGGCTGGTGATGATACAATACTAATTGCGTCTATTCCAGCATTATCGTTTTCTTCGTCTAATAAAAGTTCTATTATTTCCATTTTGTTTGTTTTTAAAAAGTTGCTGTTTGTATTATTGCGTTATCTAATTGCTGTGCTGTTGTTACATCTTGTGAAACTACAAATGCTTGTATTGGCGGTTGCTGACCTAATGCACCAGCTATTTGATTAAATCCAGATTGACCTACTACATTAAATGCTGGAGGTTGTGTTGTTGCTCCTGTTCCCCCATTAAAATTACCAGATGGTGGTGGTGGCGGTGCTTGTTCAGGGCTTTCAAATTTAGTTTTTGATATTACTGCAATTTGCGCTGCTCCTGTTGCTGCAATAATTGCTGACTTAGCAAAGGCAACACCACTTGCAACATCAACAGGATTAGCATATGCATTTATAACGCCTTGTGCTGTACTCATAATTGCTTGCGCTATTCCTACAGCTTTATTTACATTAAATGCTCGTTTTGCACTTTCTTCATCTTCTTTTGCAAATGCTTGAACTAATCCATTTATAGCTCCAAGAGCATCATTAGCAATAGTTAATTTTTGTTCTTGTAATTGCCTATTGTTATCTAATTCTTCTTTTGCAAATTTTTCATTTATTTCTGCTTCAGCTTTTGCTTGATTAAATTTTAATACTGTAGTATCTTCACCATACTGTTCTGCTAATTCAATTAATCTAAAGTATTTATCTTGTACTGCTTGTATTTCTAATTCTTGTTCACTTATAAATTGTTGATTGTATAAATCTGATTCTATTTCTAATTCAGCACGAAATTCATTTTCAATATCTATTAAATTTTGCTTATGTGCTTTTTCATTATCTTCAATTCTTTTTAATCTATCTGCTTCATCCTTTGCTTCTTTTTCAGCAAGTGCATTTGCAGCTGCTAATTTATCTGCAGCATCTTTATCTTTTTTCCTTTTGGCTTCCTTTATTCTTTCGTTTGTTTTTCTTGCTGCTTCTTTTTCTTTTTCTGTATTATCTTCAACAACAGCACCTAATTCTTTGAGTGCATCAATTTCTGCTTGTAAAGATTTTTCAACCTCGTCAAGTGCGTCAACTTGATTTTGTGATTCTTTAACACCTTCAGCAGTTTTTAAATTTGCTAATTCTTGTGCTGATATGTTACCAGCTATTCCTGTTTGCCTTAATGCAAAAGCTTGTGCAGATTCAAATAAACCTTTATTTGCTCCTGTTTGTGCCTCTGTTTGTGCTTGTATTATTTCTTTAAACTTTTCAGCTCTTAATTCTGCTACTGCCTCTTGTTTTGCTTTTAGTAATAATAATTTTGTATTTAATTCTAAAGCTTTATTTATATCTTCAATAGAATTTTTTTCAGCATCTACATTACTTAATAAACTTGGGTATTCTTCTTGTAGTTTTTTTACTGCTTCATTTTTTTCTTGCCTTGTTAGTGTTTCATCATTTAAAACATCTTTCAATTTATCAGCAGCAGATAATTCTTTTGATACATTTTCAATAGCTTTTAAAGATGCTTCATTGTATGCATCTTGTTCTGCTGTTGTACTGCTTAATGCTTTTGTTAATTTATCCCAATTAGCAATCAAAGCACCAACTGCCACAATTAATGCACCTATACCTGTTGCTATTATTGCAGTTCTTAAACCTTTAAATGATTTAGATGTAGCATCAACAGTTTGGCCAAATAGTTTATAAATTGCAGTTGCTGCAACAGTAGCAGTATTATTTATTTTTTGTAATGTATTTGATGTTGCTAAGAAATTATTTAATAACTTTCTACCAGCACTTAAACCTTCAATAGCACCTTTAAATGCCATTGAAACACCAATAGCAGTTTGTATCTTTTCAACTGATTGTGCTACACTTCCATCTTCACCACCTAATAAAACAAAAGCACCTGAAACATCACCTACTGCTCCTGTTAATGCTCCAAACTCAGATGCAACTTGTTCAGAATCTAATGCCTCTAATGCTAATTCAGTATTCTTTAATTCTGATCTTGCTTTGGTTAACTCCTTAGATAGTTTTTTAAATTCTTCACTACCAAAGTCAGCTTGTTTTAATTCATCTTCTAATGATGAAATAGCATTTTCTAAACCATCAATATTTCTAATGGCTTCTGGAGCACCTTTTAAATCAACCTCTACTAATATTGTTTTCATTTAATTTTATTTTATTTTGTAATGCTGCTTCTTCAAATGTTTGCACATATAGATTTAAACCTAATGCAATATTTATGTTTGTATCAAATATGTTATTTTCTTTGCAAAATTGTAGTCCGTCTAAAATATCTTTCATTATGTTGGTTCGTTTAATAATTCAAGTGATGATTCGCCTGTTTGTAGTTTAGTAGTTATTTTATTAATCGTAAAAGCACGACCATTTACAAATACTTTATCAGCTAAAGAATACGTTAATAAAAACTTTAATGGTAATATAGCTTTATATTTAAATATCCTTGTTTTAGTGTTAAATACTCTTAGTATGTAATTTTGGTAATACAACTGAAATAAGGAATTATTGTTTCCACCATAATCTGTTAATGTGTAGCTGTTTATTTCACTACCAAAGTTTAGATTATAAGCTGGTGCAGTTGATGATGTTCCTAATTCACTTGCATTGTGAGGCATCCAATAATCAGTTAATGAATATCTTGTTCCACTTGGTGCTAAACCTCCATCTTCAGGCCTTACAGAATCAACAAAATTAATTGCATCACTTATTGATGATTGATAAATACCATAGAATAATAATGGCTTTGGCAATACTTCATTATCTGATTCATTAACACTTAAACCATATTGTATTTCAGTATATGATTCATCATCTAAATCTTGTAACCTTTCATACAACATATGTCCAAATGGTGTTTCAACTTTATATGTTGCACCCCTACTTGCGTTTGCTTGGTAATCTAATTTACCATATCTATTGTTGTGAATATTTCCATAAGCTAATGCAAGTTTTGTATTTGGTTCTGGATATTGTAAAGTAATATCTGAAAATGGTAATGCTTCACTTACTGTATTATCATCAGTTTTAATATATTGGCTAATGTCGTGCGTTGTTGTTGAATCACTATAAAAAGAATCTAAAGTTTTTACTACTATCTCATTGTTAGAATCTAAAAATGCTGTTAGATTAAATTGTTTAAATAAACCTTTAAGAAAATCTAATACTTTTATTTCAGGTATTTCTTGTGTTGGTGCAAAATCTTGTGCAGTAGCAGCAATTGTTGATGTTGATGTATAAGTAGAACTATATAAAAAACTTGCTGTATTATTTAAAACAAATATTTCTATTTCAGAAGTAAATTCAAAATTTGAATCACACGTAACTCTTGTTACTAATTCTTTTTTTTCTCCTATTGCCATCGGATCAGTTGGCAAATCTAAAACTACACCAACACTATCAGTACCGCTTGAAGTTAATGTTGCTTCAATTGTATCAGTTAATGCATTAATAACTTCAACAGTATAATTTGTGGTTGCGTATGTAGCAGTTGGTATTACTTTAGTTATATATTGGAAAGTATCTAAATCTGGTGTAGATGTTTTTTCAATTGAATATTTACCATTATTAAATAAAGCTGATGGAGTGCTACTAAAAAAAGTACAAGAACCAGCAGTATTATCAGCACAAGTAAATGCTGTATTTCCTGTTATATCAAAAATAAATGAATACTTTCCTATTTTCCTATTTAGCCATAAATACACATTGCTAAATGCAGCCGAATTAAAAAATTCTCCTGTTTTGAATGTTAAGTTGTATTGTTCTTCTATTGCCTTTATAATTAAACTTGCTTTTATAGCTGGTTTTAAATCTTCAGGTAAAACACCTCTTTTATTATGTTCTGATGCATTGGCTGCTGATAGATTACCAGGATCTGTATTATTTCCTGTTGAATCAAAAATGTATCTTTGCTTTCTTGAAATTAATGGATGTATAATTGCATCAGTATATGAAACAGAATCTACTGTAAAATCTAAACCTAAATTTAAACCATCTTTAACATTAGCTGGTGTATTAGCAAAAGTGAAATTATTTAACCACACTAAATCATCTAATTGTGCTTCACCAAATATGTTATTTAAACTAACTGTTTTACCAAAGAATGTAATCTTATAAACACTTGGTTTATTGTTCTTCATCTTCACCTCTTGAAGTTGTACTTTACCACTTTTGAAATGTTGGTAATTTAGTTCTATGATTGCTTCACTTTGTATGTTGCTATCAAAACCATCTATATCAGGATTATACCAATGTTGAAATAGTTTATTATTAATCTTAGATGCTGGTAAACTAAAGGTTTGTGAATAGTCAGTGAATACTTTATCAATATCTCTTACATCTTGAATGACTTGTGTTAGTGTTACATTCTCATCACTAAACATATCTACCTTCACATAATCTTGTGAAACATTATCTCTAAACTGTGGCTTTATAAATAATATTAGTTCTTGCATTAATGTACGTTATTAATTAAATCAAAAGCATAATCAAAGTTGATTGTATAGTTTATTAATTTATCATTTAAACTTGTTTTATATGTAATTGATGAATCAGTAATAACCATTGGATAGATTGTACCGTTTCTTGTCATCCATACATATTCACTAACTAATAACTGTTCAAATGTTAAATTTAAATCTTCACTATAAAACCCACTATTTAATGTAATGGATTTATTACCACTTTTGTTAAATACCTTTTTACTATGTGCTTTATCTGAATAACTTAATTCTGTATAATCTAATAAATTCCTATTGAACTCTTGTTGGTTAGTTCCTAATCTTTCAACTGACTTTTTAAAGAACCACAAATCCTGTAATGCTCCGTATTTATTTACAAAGCTAATTTTAGCAGTTGGATATTTACATTCTTCAATTGTTTCTACTGTATATGTTAATGGAAATGATGAGGTGATTATTACTTGGTCAACATCACCTGTATAATTAGGGTATTGTATTTTTTGGTTAGTATTTCCGTTATCACTAATTGTGTCGGTTTGAACTACTGCACCATTGTACTTGAATTGTACTTGTGTTGTTTCTTCAGCTAATACAGGAATGTATAAAGCTTGACCATCTAACTTATAAATCAATGTTGATTCTAATGGTACTTGCGTTGCTGGAAAACCAAAGTTCACACCATCTTGAAATTCAGTATATGAATCAAAAGCTAAATAATCATTTGTAACAGGTTCAGGTGGTTCACCAGATGATGTAACAAAATTTTGAATTGTTCTTACCCATAATACAGAACCAGCAGATGATGCGTAAGTTCCTGTATATACGTTATCAAAGTAATCTCTGATTAATTCGCTTATTTCAAATGTAACACCCCTTGCACTATTGATAGGTTCTTTAAACAATGTATATTGTGGTGAAGCTGGTAAATCAGTTGGTGAAACACCCTCATAGATATATAAATCTAATTGTGTTTTTGTTAGGTTTGGAACATCTGCTGCCCTTACATAATATGGTGACCTTGTTCTTATTTCTGTACTCATTAATCTAAATTTAAATTATCTTCTAAAAATCCTTCTAATATATCATCTTCAAATAATGGTAGTGCTGCTTCAAATGGTTTTGTAAAAAACATAGTTGCCCTAATACCTTTTCTATATATGCTTCTTGCTATTAAAAAGTTTAATGATTTTCTTTTTATAAATCTACCTTTTTTATCTCTTGGTGCTATACCGCTTTTTATAGTCCATTTATCAAATACACTACTTGGAGGCATTTTAGTTGTGTACTTATGTGGTGATGTACTGCTTTCAGGATATGTTGATTTAGCACCTTTCACACCTTGATCTAAAAACACACCATAGTTTTCACCTAAAAATGATACTTTACCTTTATTTATCTTATATCCTAAACTGTTTGATAATGCACCAGATTTATCATATGAACCATACTTGCCACCTTTGGCTAAATTCTCTTTAGCTTTCTTGACAACATACTTAGCGTATTTTTCTAATGACTCTTCAAACTTTCCCATTAGCAATAAGTCATATCTGTATTAGTATTTATTGTAAATGTAATAGCCCAACCAGCCAACATATTTTCAAACCTTTCTGTAAATGGTTCACACGTTGCATCACCTACAATTTCAAATTGATCTCTATATGCGTCTGCCTTTTGTAATACTCTCATTATTCTTGTACCTAAACCTAATTGAGTATTTAATATATCTTGCTTGTTATCATTGCCTAAAAAGAAACTAACATCTTCTGACTTGCTTATATCTACTAAGTCCATTAAAAAGATTGTCATATTCTGCTGTACTAAATTGTTAGTTATTGTAGCGTTATTAATCATTATATGGCACAAAGGAAATAAACTTTGTTTCTGTAAATCAATGTCAGCTATATCACCAAATGTTACTTGATGATTAAACGGTTCTGCACTTACTGCATTTTTAATACTATCTATTACCCTGTAAAAACTATTCATTGTTATATATTTTTTAAATAGATTGGTGAGTGTTCACCCATATCTTCTTCTATAAATTCTTCTAACCATTCTAATGCTTCATCAAAGTTCATATCTTCATCTTTTATGGTTATGTCCAAACACTTCCAAAAATCATAAATAGCACAAGTTGGTTTTCTTGCAGTAACTCCAAGCATTGCATCTTCAAAGCCATCAGCAAGTATTATTACATCATCTTCTAAAAATAGTTTTCTTGTAATCAATTCATCTATTATTTCATTTCTTTGCATTTCTCTTAAGTATACTTTGTTCTAATTCCATTTTATCCTTTTCAAATGATAACATATACAAACATTGATGTAGCTTTAATTGTGTTACTTCGTGTATGTTTCTAATGTTTCCATTACTGAGTCCGTAAATGGATTGAAACCAACCCCATTTTGCAGCGAAGCTATCAGATGTTGTGGCAACTTCACGACCTCCTGTTTGGACAAATAATTCGCTATATGTTTCAACAATTCGGTTTTTAAATTCCAAAAAAAAACCAATGAACCCATTACTACATCTAATGGCATTTGCTTCATATCGTATTTACTTGCTGTTTCGTATTTCTCAATAATGTATTCATTATTCTTTTTAAACTTAACAGGCCTAAACAAAACACCCATTGCTAAATGCATATTCTCCCAATCAGCCAAGTATGTATCTAAATCAATATATTCACCAAATGACATATCATCTAACTTAGGTATAAAGCCAAATTCTTTATCATTGATTTTACACAATGTTTTTAAAGTTGGTTTAGCTTCAAATATTTTATTTAGTCCAAGTGTGATTTCATTTATATCTTTTGCTTTCATTCTTAATGTATCTATTAATCTTGATTTGCAAAATATTTCAATCATCTTCTGCTGAAAGAAACTATTCAATTCTTTGCCCTCTGTGATTCTTAACCACTCTTGGTATTGGCCTAATGTAATTTCACTTAATGATTCTGGTATGTTTAGTTTAATAGCCATATTATATAAATGTTTTTTTTTTGACTTTGTTATATAGATTCTTAATATTAGTAATTAATAATAATGATATTCTCCTTTATTAGGGTTTTGTAATTGATAGCTAACTGCATATCTTAAAGCATCAATAGCGTGATTAAATTTATCTACAGGTGTTTGTGATTTCTTTTCTAACCAACAGTAGTTATTTAGTTCTTTAATTAAATCTGTACTTTCTTCATCTATGATTAAATCATAATCTTGCAACAAGCTTATTCCGTATGTTATTGATCCTTGACCTTTTATTGCTGCTACTATATTATTGTTTCTTGTTAACTCTGAAATTAATCTTGGTTCAGCTGAATCACCTACTATTAAATCTCTATTAGCAAACTTACTGTTTAATGTAGCTATCTCGCTTGTAGTTAGCTTTGGTTGATAAAAGCATAGTTTTACATAGATTAGTTTATTTTCTTTATCTATATTGGTTTGTACTAAGGTTGTTGGATCATTACTAAATCCGTAATCTTGACCAAATACGTTTTTACCTACTTGCTTAAACTTTCCTATTTTCCAATTAGTAAATATTACACCTTCAGCTTTATCTAACCACGCACCAAGTATAGTATGTTTGTATCTACTTGGCCTACGTTCTTTCATTCTTTCTATTTGCTCTACATAGCTTTTACTTAAGTTATCTATGTTGTCTAAATAGGTTGTGTGAATGTATGTTGTATCATCTTTAGTTATATTGCTACCAGCTTCAACACCTCTTGCTTCAAACCATCTTTGATATATAAAGTTTTCTTTAGTTGTTGGATTTAGTATTAGTATTACTCTATTCTCTAAACCTTTTTGACGTACTGATAAATCTATTTTATCAAAAATATCTTCATCTGTCATTTCTTCTGCTTCATCAAATACCCAAGTTGTTATGCCTTGTAATGATTTTAGATTAGCTGTCTGATCACCAGAACTTGTTTTGATACCTCTAAATAGTATTTTAGATTTAGTCACTTTGTTTATTACCTCATCTTTAGTTACTATAAAGTCATCTGTTTTTTTTAGTAAATCTATCTTTTCAATAAACTCAGGTATAATTGAAATACCAGCAGATCGTAATGTATATCTTGTAAATAGTATTGTGTGACCAGCTTCGTATGTTAGCAATAGTAAAAATGTATTAATAGCAAATGATTTGCCAGAACCACGACCACCTGTAACAATGAAGTAACGTGAATCAACCTCTTTAAATGTTCTATACTTTCTACTTAAACTTAATTGCACTAACTAACTTTTTAAAGTCGTGTGATACTGTTTCAGTAGTATTAACATCTACTGTATCTTTGGGTGAACCATATCCTGAATTCATTAAAGCATTGTATGCGTTTACATCACCTTTCTCAAAAGCTTTCTGCAATACTGCTATAGTCATATGATGTTCCGCTGACATCCATTCTTCTTCGCCTGTCAATGGATTCTTACGCTTTAATAATACTTCTAATAGTTCACGTACTATTGTACTTCTATTCTTTGATCCTTTTGGTCTACCTTTAGGATTTCCAGATTCTCCTTTAGACCAACTTCTTAAATTTTCTTCATTCGCCATTATTCAGTGTATTTTCATTGTTCATTTGTTCTAACTGTTCTAAATATAATAATAATTTTTCTTCAGTTTGTTTTCTTGTTTTGTGTTTACTTGTTTTCATTTTCTTGTTCATATGTATTGTATAAGGTTTGCATTTGACTTATTAAATCTCTTACACAACTTCCACAGGTTGATGATTCTTTTTTGGCGTTAAATACTCTATTGAATATTTTTAATAGTTCTTTTTGTTCTATATTAGTTAAAGTGTTTTTATGTTTGCTAAAGAATTGTTTTAGATAATTGTATTCTTCTTCTACTAAGCAATGTGCATTTTTATATGGAAATAATTTATTTAGTTTTTGTTTACGTTCTTCGCATCCGCAATCTTCACCAAGTATAAATTTAGCTACTTTATCAATGCCTGTTGCTTTAGTTATCTTTTCAACTGTATCGCCTAATCCTTTAGATTTCATCTTTTAGTTTTCTTTTGATTTTTTTTTTACACTTGCTTATTGTGTTGTGTACTACTACGTGACTAATTTTTGTTGCTTTGCTTAAACTCCGAATTGTATGGAATTCTTTTCTATATAAATTAAATAGTTTACGATCAAACCAATAAAAAGAATTAACTATTTCATCTATCTTCTTTTCTATATTGAATTTGTTAATCTCTGGTTGTTTTTCTTCTACTGTATGATTATCCTTTAATTCTGTTTTTATGCTTTCATCTTTTTGAATATCTAAGTACATATTATACAAAATTTTATTTATATAACCTATATGCGGTTTGTTATCTACTATTGCTTTATTGATAACCTCATCTTTTGAATTGTGAATCTTTAGATACATATCTTGTACTATATCTTCAGCAATTATATTTTCATCATTTATAAGAGCATCAACGCTTGCTATCCATTTATTGTGGTATTCAGCTAATAATGTTAATACTTTGTTTTTATTCACGTTGTTACAAAATTATAAATTTTTTTGATTTCTAAATTCTTCAAGCTCTAATAATATATTTATGAAATCATTAAACTCAATTGCACAGTAATCTAATTGAAAGTTTTTAGTAAATACTACAAGCGGTGTTTTACCTCTTGGTGCATCGTTCCTACTTTGTTCTAATGCTTTCCAGATGTTTAATTTCTCTTGATTCTTACATTCAAAACTGTATTCGCTTATTATGCTGTTATCATCAATACAGATTATATCACCTTTAAAATCCATACCACCTGAAAGCGGTGTTCTTCTTACTTTAATATTAAATACTTCTTTTAGTTTATTAGCTATTGACAATTCAAAGCGTTTGCCTTTTAGCTGGCTTGTTCTACCTCCCATAGTTTATTCTTTAGTTTTTAATTTAGTTTTATTTTCTTCTGCTTTCATTAATTCAATTAAGTCATTTATATATTCGTGTAAATCTGGATTTGAAAATAGTAGTACAGCAATCACACTTACATTCATTTGATTAGGTGATTTAATTTTAATCTTACTTTTTTCATCCATCATTATAGCACACCACATATGTGCCTTATTGATTTCTTTAATTACTTCTTTTTGTAAAGCTTTCTTTACTTCTCTGTTAGGGTTCATATAGTTTTCTTATTTGTTCACCAAGTTCTTTATCATTAGGATACAATTCACAATAGTGTTTAATTATGTTTTGATTAATCCTTTGATGCGGATGAGTATAAACACAATCTTTAACTTGACGGTATTTATTTAGATTTGTTTTCATAATACTTAGAGCATATTGCAATTGCTTGTTCACTTTTGTAACCTTCATTAATAACTTCAGGTACACATCTAATCATAAAATCTTTTTTCTTTTCGTTTGGTTTTGGTTTTGGCATAATCTATTTTTTAAAATATTCATCTATTAATCTAAGTAAAAACATTCCTGTAAGTATTGCTACAAAATGAGATACCAACAAATACATTGTTATTACTTCCATTCTTCTAAAGTATTAATTTTTAATTTAAGTTCCACAATATCTTTTGTTTGAACTGCATTATCTAATCTAAGTTTTCTAACTTCTTTTAATAAACTTCTATTGTATTCAGCTAACTCATTTATAGTGTCCATTGCTATTTTAAGCGTTTCTAAGGCCTCCAATTTACTTTTTGGTGCATTGCCCTTGTTTATGTCGTGCATTACCTTTATAAGCAAGATATGCAATTTGTTTTTATTTAATAGTAATTGTAATTCATCCATAGTTTAGTTTTTAGTTTATAGTTTTTAATCCGTTTATTCCTCCAATTGTAAAACCCATTCCTGAGTTAAAGTCAAAGCGTAGAGGTTCAGAAAGGTTTGTACATCTACCACCTGTTTCTTTATCCTTAATTTTTTCAACTCTAATTTCTGTCATCATCCATAAGTCAGGATGGTTTAATAATCTGTGTATTGAAATGAAGTCATCACATCTGTTAGCAAAAACCTGTCCACCTTCCACATCAGATTTTTTACAGGGCTGTATGTATCCTTCTAATAAATGACCAGCTGGATATACTCGCCTTGCTGATTCAGTTTGTGGGTGAGTGTTAATATAAACAGTTTTTTTAGTTTCATTACAAAACTGCCTAACATCATTACAGAATTGATAGTTACGTTCAAACTGATTAATTCGCCTGTCGTGATTCATTCCTGTGAAGGGATCAATTAAACAATTATCTGCACCAGATTCTTTAAATAATTCGAATAGTTGTTTATGATCATATACTTTTGCATTATCAATAAAAATAAAATACTTACTAATTTGATTATTATTAAATCTAATTTCCTCCTTAGTTAATTCATTTAGTTTTTTACCTGTATACATTTGTATCAAATCTCTAATCAATTGACCTGCTTTGTTTTCACCTGACCATATAACGTGTTTAATCTTATGGTGTTTAGTTAAACAAAGAAAGTAATATAATATCCAAGCAGTTTTTCCAACATTATCCAATCCAACTATTACGTTAAAGTTTCCTTGCTTATACCTAATGAAATTATCTAACTCTGTATTTATTCCTTTACCTAGTTTTATTTTACCTTCTTGAAACCTGTACAAGTATTCCAATGAATCTTTATTTTCTAAAATCATTTCTTTAAAAGGTTTTTTAATTCATTATCAACTTTTAAATTAGGGTCTGTAAAAAGGGTATTATCTTTTTTTATTTTATCTTTTATTATATTATCTTTTCTTAATGCTTGAGCCCCGCTTAAAGCGTCGCTTGACCCTTGCTTATTATTAGCTCTAATTGAAGCACTTATTTTACCCCCCTTACGGCCATTCTTTACGTTAGTTTTATGTTGTTTTTTACGTTCTTTATATTGTTCATATAACCAGCTTATAATAATATTTAAATCATCGTCAACTTTAATTAAATTAAATTCTAATAATGTTTTATAACTTTCTGGTATTATTTTTTGTAATTGTAATTTACTTAATTTACATTCTTGCGACCAATAGTAACAACAAAGCTTCATAAACGCTCCTTGTTCTTCATAGCTTAAAAAGCTTATATTTCCTGTAATCCATTGTGCTGGATAAAATTTAAAGTATGGTAGTTCTTTCATAGTTTAATTATTTTAAATAAAAAGGATTAGATTGAAAATTATTATAAACTTCTTCATGTGTTTCAGGTTGAAAAAATTTAATTAATAAACTATCTGAACGAATATCAAAAGATTTTTCTATAAAATCAGCGTGTTTTAAAAGTTTATTACTTTTATTAAAATGTTTATCCCATTTCTTTATTTCATATACAGTAGTAACTTCACAATCAGTTTTAACTTCTTGATTATCATTTAATATATTAATTTCACTTCTAACAATAAAACATTTAATTATTAAACCATCTCCACGAGTTACGCCCACTAATGATGATAACTCTTTTAATGTGTTTATTGAAGGATTATCATTATTATTTTTATGATCGTACATTAAACAGTATTTTATATTTTTATCTCGTTTTGTAATTAAGCCATCAATGTCTATTATAGACCTATACATATCTGACTTTTTACTTATTAAAAAATTAAATTTATTATTATGATATTTTTCATTGTATTTAGTTGTGTTCATAGTTATTTAGTTTAGTTGTTTAGTTTAGTTAATTTCATTCCGTAGTTGTTTACTCCTTGTTTTTTAACATAATCATTTTTAAATAATAATTTGTTTTTATTAAATACTTTGTAATTTACTTCATGGTGCCAACGACTGTATCTCCAAACTATTTTAACTACATCTGGATGTTGTTTCTGTAAGCTTTCAGCAAAATCTAATCTATTGTTTGAATCAGCGTAAACTTCTTCAGTATTGCCGCCAGTCATTGTAAGTGTAGCAGCTTTATTAGCTAAAAAAGTATTAAATAAAACAGTACAATTGCCATCTTTAAGTATTCTTAAACTTAAATCAGTATCTTCATTGTAACGACCTCTCCAACGGTGTCTAATTGAATTATCAAGAAGTATAATACTATAGATTCTTGTGTTTAAAAAATATGGCTTTTTAATCCATGGACCTGCAAAAAAACGATAATTCATTCCAGCCATTTTTATATTTGTATATCTATCAACAAAATCTTCAATAGAATTAAAAATAACTGAATTTCTAACTGGTATTCTTTTACCTCTATTTAATCTAACAAAGCCATTAATGTTGTCATCAAGTATCCAATGTTTTTCGTGCATATTTTGAATTGAATGTTCCATTACAAAATTTCTAACAGGTATGCTGCCCTGACCAAGATTTGAAAACGGAGTTACAAGAATTTTTCTTTGATCAATGTGTTTAGCATACAAATCATATTCTTGAGGTTCAATAACAATTTTATAATCAAGATTCATTTCTTCAAGTGTTTTAGAAGTTTGTCTACTTTCAGCACGACCTTTAGAAATTATATATATAGGGTATTTAGTTTTATTTGTATTCATAGTTAGATGGTTTTATATTATCTTTTTTAGGAAACCATACGCTTTTAGTTTTGTAAGTTAATTTTTGATTGATTAATTTAGAAAATGTTAAAACATCTTCTTTACATTCAAAGCTTATTATTATTTGTTGATATGGCATTAAATCATCATAAATAAATTCAGGCATATCTTGCCAATGTTCTTTCCAAGTTTGTAAATCATCGTAATCATCAAACAGTTTTAAATTGTTATTTTTCATAGTATGCTTCGTGTTTTTCTTTGTATTGTTCGTAAAATAATTTTTCTAATTGGCTTAATGATTCCCAAGTATAAATCTTATTGAAAGTAATAGAATCACCCTTAGGCAACTCTACTACTTCTTTTTTTTGTTGTTCAAAATCTATATACTTAAAACCTTTTTTAGATGGTTTATACGCACAAGCAATTGTAGTAGGGTGAAAACCCCATTGATTTGCAAGTTCTGGTATTGTATAACCTTCAATTATTAATTCTTCTATAAGATTTGAAAGTGATTTTAAACCCTTTTTCATTTAATAGTTTTATAGTTTGTTTATACTTAAAAGGGTAAATCACCTTCTTCTTCAACTGCTACTTCTTCTTTTTGTTTGCTGTTATCAGCTTTGAATACTTTCCAAGCATCTAAAGAAGTAAAGTATTTACCTTGCCATTCATTAGTTTTTACATTGAAGTCAACATCAACTACATCACCTTTAGCATTGTACTGTAAAAATTTATCTACTTTTTCTTCTCCGAATACATCAAAGCAATATAGATTATTGTATTCATCATCTGTTTTAACTACAAAAGATGTTTTTTTCCATTCTTTTCCAGTTTTACTTGTTCCTGTTTGAGTTTCTAAAATGTTCTCAATTTTTCCTGTTACTTTCATTTTTATTTGTTTTTTGTTTGTTTATTATAATATCCGTTATTTAATCTTTCATCAACAAGGCGATCATACGCTTCATCAATTAAATCAAAAAAATCTCTTGTTTCTTCTTCTTCATCCATAGTTTATATATTTATTGGTTAATCTTCATTGTATGCTAATTCTTCTATTTCTTCAGAATATCCTTTTGGCTTACCATTCCAAGCTTTATATTTAGTAACTAAATCAATGTAATCTAAGTAACCAGCTTCAAGCATATTATCACCTAATTTAAATACTTTAATATTATAGGGAATTGTTTTTTCAACTGCAATAATATAGTATTTAGTATTTGGTGGATAGTTTTCAAGATACATAGCACCCTGCATTTTATAATCATTATAGTACATTTCACGCTTTAATTTCATAGCATCTGTACACGTTTTTATATCAGCTATCCAACCTTCACCAACCATATCTACAAACCCTTTAAAATTAATTCCTTGCTCTGTCCATTCTACTCGTTGTTCACGCTTTGTACATTTGCTTATTAAGTCCATAAATACTTTATCATTAGCAACTGCATTAGTTATTTCTAAAGCATTATCTAATTCGCTTTGCTTAATAATAGTTTTATTTTTATTAAGTTCTGAAAATTCAACCCAATCTTTTCCCCTTCTTGTTTTACCTTGATATACTACATATTCAAAATCAAAGGTTTCTGGTTCTAATATTATCTTATGAATTAAAGAACCAAACAGCATTGCATCAGTTCTTGTTTGTTTGCCTTCCCAATACGCAAGTAAATGGTTTGGTGACTTTTTAAATTGTGTTAATGCTGAATAGCTTAGATGATCTTTTTTCATAGTTTAGTTTTTATGTTGTTTAGATATTTGTTCTAATAAAGTTTTATATGCTATTTTCTTTTCGCTTGATGTTTTACATTCATCTTCAATTAAAATTATGCGTTGGTCAATTGTTGATAGCAAAATGTTTAGGTAGTATTGTTCGCACGTATTATCCATTTTTAGCTTGTTTAAAGGCGTCTGCTTCAACGTCTGAGTAAATACCATATTCGTAAGCGTTTATTAATTTAAGAACGCATCTATCGATCCCGCGTTTTTCGGCCATTGCTCCATAATAAGTTGATGTGCAATTTTTAGTAGATGCTTCACCAATGCTAATTATACTTTTATCGCCTTTTTTCATAGTTATTAAAAACCTTGCAAAGTCAACTTCAGTATTTAATATCTCAAAGTTTATTAATTGAATGTTTTCAATTATGGCAATTTTTTCAATGGCATCGTGTGTGATTATCCACATACTTTTCTGGCCTCGTTTAAGTTCCCAGAAATCATCTTTTCCAAGATTGTATTTTTTAGCTAATTCTTTTATTCTCATAGTTTCTAATTTTTATTATTGATTGTTTTATAGTTTTCATTCTTTTGGCAAAATAATTATAATCATTTATTTTTAGTTTATTATCTATGTCATTAAATAATTCTAAATATTGATTAAATCTTTCTTTGTGTGTTGTTATATCTTTTTTGCTTGGCATCCAAGAATCAGAACATAATAATCTTTTATTGTAGTTTATTCTAAGTACTAAAAATTTAAGTTCTTCATTTAGTTCTGATGTTCTATTGAATCTTTCCCATTCTTCAACATATGTCATATAATGATTTAAACTCATAGCATTTCCTTTATCTTGTTAATGATTTTGTGAACCTCCATAAATTCTCCTGTTTCTGCTACTAAATGATAATTTGTATCAAAGCTTTGAAATTGAATTATTGTTGGTTGCCCTTCTTTTTGTTCAATACTTACTTCAACATCTGTATGTTCATCTTGTAGTTGAAATACTCTTTTAGTTGGTGTTACGTTCATAGTTTTAGTTTTTATTGTTAATATAGTTTTCCATAAATTCTACGATTAGTTTAGAATAGCTTGTACCGTTTTGTTGTGCTTGTTCTACAAACTTCATCATTGTTTCCCTTTTATCTTCAGGTATGTAAAATGTTCTTACCATTATTTTATTAGTTTTAAATTTAATTCTTTAGCTACATAATTAATGTGCTTTTGTGTAGTCATTGACCAATAACCTAATTGGTGCAATTCATTTCCTTTTATAGTTGCAACGTGAGTAATATAACTAATTACTTTGTTTCCTTCTATTCTTAAATTTTGTTTATACTTTTCCATAGTTAAGCTATTTTTAAAATGATTAGTATTATAAAATGATAAGCTACATATATAGCTCCAATTAATGTTAATGATTGTAATAGTAATTTTTTCATAGTTTATGCTTCTATAATATTTTTTTGTAAATATTTAATAGCTTGTTTTATTTGTTCTTTATCTACGTAAGTAAATAAACCAAATTTTAATCCAGTTTCTTCAAAAGTAGATTTAACATATTCGTGTGATTCATCATAAGTTAAATTATGATTATAAAATAAATGTTTTTTACATTCTTCAATTTTTTCTCCAAGTTTTATAAATGTGCTCATATTTTATAGTTTAGTTAATTATTAAACAAATATATATAAATATATTTATAAAACAAAACATTGCAAAGAAAAAAAATAAAAACAGGGGATTAAATAGGGGTTTTTAGGGGAATTGATTAAAACAGGTGTGTTAATCTTGCAACCTGTCCATTGTTTTTAGAGAAAATAAAACTTTCTATGGCTTGGTTATTAGATGAGGTGTAACCCATCTTAGAATGCCACGTATCTGCTGGTGATGGTGAACGGAAACTTTCAAGTGTACACCCTACTAAATCTTTGTTCCCTACTTTATGATGAACGTGGTGCGTAAACATATATCTATACTTGGTGCTGCTCCAATCTTTTGATTCATCAGCCATTAGTAAAGGCAGTAAATCCCATTTCGCACCGTGACCGTGCGTTGATCCGATTAGATTATTATGCCACTTATAATACTTTCTATGATGCAAACTAATATCAAAAGTAATGTTCTTGTTATTCTTAAAATAAGTAGCTATTACATCAGATAAACAAAAACCTGTTAAGTAATCGTGATTAGATGAATTATAAATTACGTGTATATCTGGATAAAATTCCAGCAAAGATTCAATGATATTAATATATAATCTTTTTGCAATATGAAAATGCTCATAGAACATTCCATCCACATCTTGAACAGTGCCGCTCGTAGTTTTGCCGCCACTTGGGGTATCAATATGCATTGCATCATTGCCTATTATTAGAATAATTTTATCTATATTGAACCCCTTGCTTTTTTCTAAGCAACCTTGAACACCTTCTAAAGTTCTTAATACTGCTGTTTGTTTGTTATATTCTTCACCTGTTACAAATGATTTACAAAGCTTACCTATATGAATATCTGCTGGTGATATTAATAAACAATGGCCATCGTGAACTTGTGGTTTTTTAACCTTTTCAAATTCAGGTGCATATTCCTGTAAATCTTTAATTAAATCTTTTTTGAACTGTTTTAAGTTTTGCGTTTTATATCCGCTGTTCTTAAAATATAATGATGATTTCTTTGATTTTATCCAGCCAGAATGAACGTCATTAGGATTGACACCTTCAAATTCAGCCTCTTGTTTTATTCTTCTAAACTCTTTAATTATTTCAACCTCATCAGCTTTTAACCTGTATCTTGCGTTCCCTTTGCCTTTTTCGTGTTTATTAGGTTTCATAATATACCGAGTTTTTTACCGATTTTTAAGCCAATTAAAACTAATATTCCAACTACAACCATTGCTCCGTATTTCTCCCAAAGCGTTTGCTCTTGAATAGTGACCGTTTCATAAGGTATAAATCTATCTTTAACAATTGTGTCGTTCTTACACGTGATTTCGTGGTATATTTCTTGCCGTAATGTGTCAAAATAATACCTTGCTTCAATTCTGTCATTGTTTACTATAATCGTGGTATCGTGGAAAGTTACAGTTTCTATTGTATCATAGCTATAATTAGGCACTATAATAGTATCTATAATTTTAATAGTATCTATTTTGCTTAAATGTGGATGATTTCTGACTAACCTGTTTAATCTCTTTTGAGGTGTGCAGCCAATTAATAAAATTAAGATGAAAACTTGGATAATGCTTTTCTTAACCATTCTTTTGTTTCTGTTCCTTTAAATAAAAACAATGCTAATGAAACTGCTAAGATGCTTAAAAAGCTAACTAAGGTTTCACCATTGTAATAATACATATAAACATTGTATATAAATAATGCAATGCCTAAAATGTTAGTTATAATGTTCTTTACTTTATTACTCATTTTTTATTTTTTATAATATCTTTAACTTTTTTAGTTTTTGGTTTAAATGATTTAGGTTGCAAACCAAGTTCATAATACTCTTGTTCCGCATTGTAGCACGGACACATTTTCATAAATTCGTGTGCTTCAACTCCATCACCATCTTTATCTTTGCTGTAATCTCTATGGCCGTGTATAGATGCTTCAGGATAGATATTTTTTAGTATTTTAATAATCTTTATTAGTGCTGCTTTTTGTGCCTCTGTACGTGTATCTTTTGCCTTTTTAAAAGCTTTATCCATACCGCCAATATAAGCTATACCGATTGATGCTTTATTACCGCCGCCTCCAACGTGTGCGCCCATAATATTTACAGGCCTTCCAGCTTCAATCTTACCATCTAAACCGATTACATAATGATAGCCTATTTGGTTAAAACCTCTTTTTCTATGCCATCCATCAATAGTTGATGCACTAACATTTCTGCCTTCTGGCGTTGCACTACAATGTATTACAATTTTATTTACTGCTCTCATAATTTTTATTTTCTACGTAAGTATAATAGTACTCATAATTTTCAGTGCTATGTTGGTAGTATTTACTCACTTGGTTTTTTTCTTCTTGATACTGATTTTTTAGCGTTCTGAATCAATCTTTCTTCCATCTTAGCAACCTTTACTCTAAGTTCTGTATTCTCTGTTATTAATACATCTATTTTAAGTTCTAATGCTGAAATTTTATCTTTTAACTCTTCAATAACTTTTAGTGATAGATCATCAACTCGTTCTTCTTTTGATGCTCTAATATCCATTCGTTTTTTAACGATGTTCCAAATCTCTTTCAACCCTAAAGCTGATACAATACCAGCCAAAGCAACCAACAAACTGTGATCTTCCATTACTATTATGTTATTATTTTTATTCATTATTATTCTTCAGGCATCGGCTCTGACCAATCCGAACTACTCATTAATATTAGTGCTTCTGCGTGATTCATTTTATCACCTACGTAAGGCAAAGCTCCACTTGTTACAAAACTTGGTTCTGTAATGTAGCTTAATAACCCTTGTGTGTTTGCTAAGTTTCTACGCATTGTTTGCGCACTTGTTTGATTAACTTGCGAGTAATCTACTTTGCTTGTTTCTGTTAATTCTATTACTATGTATGTTGCCATTTTTTTTTATTTTAATATTTATGTTGGTACTGATGTTGATTTAGCGGTTACGCTCATATTGTAAGATACTGCATTATTGTCTGAATAAGGTGCATCTCCTGTTCTATTTGTTCCACTTGACATACCTGAAGATGTTCCGCTTCCTGTTGCTCCTACTCCATCAACTAAATCTGATTGTGTCATATTAGCTGAAACTCCATTGTTTCCACTTGTAGAAATTTCATCCAATACAGTCCAATTTGAACCATCAAATGATGAATTTGTTGCTCCTAATCTCCACCAACTTACTGGTGTAACTTCAAAGGTGTTTAAGTCAAAAGGTTTGCCTTCATTATAAAGTGTTGTTACTTGCGCTGCTGATAATTCTGAATTGTAAATTGAAACATTTGAAATATTACCATTAAAAAATGTTACAGCTGATGTTGATGTGTATTGAGCTGCTATATTTAATATAGTTGCACCTGAGCCAGTAGCAGCAGAGATACTAAAGCTATTAACCTCACTACCATTGTAAAACATTTTTAAAGTTGTAGCATTTTTAACTATAGCTATGTGCGACCATTCATCTTTTGGTATTATTAAACCACTATTAACTCCACTTGCACCCGCTTGATTCCAATGTATTCTATAAGTGCTACCAGTGCCATTTAACCACAACCCCCAAGCTGAATTAGTTGCTTCCCATTGGTTCACAATAGACCTATATGTACTACTTGTTGAACCCGTTGGTTTTACCCATACAGAAACAGAAGCATTATTTAAACCAGATATGCCAATATTGTTAGAGCTTATATAGTCATTTGCACCATCAAAATCTAAAGCAAAACTGTCATAAGGTGCGTTTATAATTAAATCACTTTGCACAAGGTTTGCAGCAGTCATACCTGAAGATGTGCCTGTGTTAGAATTACTTGAAGCATCTGGAATACTCCAATTTGAACCATCAAAGGTTGCTGAAGCGTTTAATTCATACCACGCTTGTAAGTTGCTATAAGAAGCTATATTAGGCGGTGTACCGTAGTTATATAAAGATTGAACTGATTCTGTTCCCGTTGCTGGTAATGCTGTGTTGAAGCCTGATATTTCTGTAATTTTTCCACTATAATCTAAACCTCCGCCTGGCCTTGAGCCAATTAAATCAAACTTTATAGGATTAGAACCTGGTGTACCACTCCAAGAAGTTATAGTATCAGTTAATACAGAATCAATATAACACTTCACTTCGTTTTCTGATGGCCTAACAAAAGCTACGTGATGCCATTGACCTGTACTTATGGCCGAAGCAGCATTTGGAAAATCTGCATATGCACCAGCTATTTTAAAATAAAATGCAGAACCTGCATAGTAAACAACATATTCATAAGTAGGATTTACAACATCTGTGTTACCAAATAAAGCTCCCGTTGTACCTGTATCAATATTCATCCAAAATGAAAAAGTAGATACAACCCCTAAATCAACAGGTGTTGAATAATTTATTTTAGCTGAACCAGCAAAATCAAATACATAATCTTGTTCTGCTCCGTTAGGCACTAAAAATTCTCCGTTGAAAGCTGCATTTCCTAAAGGGTAATATGCCACAGGTTTTCTTCCGTTTGTTATTGCCATAGGGTTACCAATAGCTGAACCTGTTCCGTATAGTTGAGTTACTTGTGAAGCTGAAAGCGAGTAATCAAATATTGATACCTCTGTCATAGAACCATTAAAAAACCAATTACCTATGCCAGAAAATACCTGTCCAATAGAATTTAATTTAAAATCTCCAGATAATACACCTGTTCCACCAAATGCAACTCCATTTCTATAGCAATTTACATTATTAGAAGCATCTCTTGTTATTATTATGTTTTGCCAAGAACCAATAGTTATATCATTTCCAGCTGATTCTGTGAAGATAAAAGTTGAGCCACTTGCTTTTAAATATATTTTGGTTGATGAATTTAGCCATACAAAATGTGAATTACTATTAATATCTCCAGTTATAAATGCAAGAGTCAAGTTGTCTGGTTTAAGCCAAAATGAAAAAGTAAAAGCCCCACTATAAATAACTTCATTTAGAGATACATATTGACTACTCCCATCAAAATCTAAAGAAAAGTTTGACAATCTATTTGCTTCTTCATTTGCGTTGGTTGGCATTAACCAACTATTAGATATAAATTCTGTCGCCATATTTTTTTTTAATTAATCATTTTTAATCTGCCAATATTATTCACCCATACGATACCAAACTGTTGGACTTAATGCATTGCTTAAACTGTCAAGGTCATTAGGAACTCCCGTTCCATAAATTTCCGTTACTGCTGCTGAACTTAAAGTACTTGTCCAAATTGCAAACTCATCCATATTACCTAAAAATGTTTGATAAAATGGATAACCACCTGCCTCTTGTATTTTTCCAATCCTAAAATTAACGTCTGTTCTCGCGTCTGGCAATACAAAATATAAGTAAGTTGATGATGTTCTGTCAACTCCATTTATATACATATTTCCAGTATAAGGAGAAGAACCTGAAGCGTCATAAGTAACTACTACGTGGTTCCAACTTCCATATGTTAAAAAACTGTCAGGGGCTGTAATATTAAAAGTTGTACCACTTATGCTAAATTGTAATCTAACCCCCTTTTGTAAAGTTAATAAGAATTGTGAACTTGTGTTTGTTGCTCCAGTTCTTTGTGAATGATAAATAACTTTTAAATCTGTGTATGTTGTATCTGTTGGCTTTATCCATATAGACCAAGAAGCATTAGTTTGCCCGTTTAAAAATGTTAAAGGTGGCGCGGCAAAATAGTCATCAACCCCATCAAAAGAAAAGCTTCTTGTCGATGCAAACGCTGGTGCAGTAATTTGCATTGATTGTTCTGCAAATGTTGAATCTGGTAAAGTGTATCTAATTGTATATGAATTAACAGTTGAAGTTGATAGTGTAATTTCACCTGTTGATGCGTTTAAAGTTAATCCTGAAGGTGTAGCAGTAAAAGTACCACCAGCATCACCAGTTATTGTAGGTGTAGGATCAGTTCCATTAGTTGGATAACTATCTAAAGGATAACTAAATGAAGCATCTGTACAGTTAGCTATTGATTTATAAGATGAACCCCATCCTATTGTATTTTCACAAACACCAACACCCCAATAAGAACTTTCATATATTTTACCGTAACCTGACATACTTTTTTTTATTTAATATTTATAATACCCATCCACCAAAATTAGCAACTGTATCTGGATCAATATCACCATTTGAATTACTATTGTATTCAGGAAATAAATCCGTATTAAAACAAATGTAATCAATGAATCTGTTTGTATAATGCTGCGCTGTATTTCTGCTATTTTCTATTAAGAAATCAACTCTACTTTTATCAAGTGAAGTAGCATTTTCAGGATTGTGAGTATATATTCCACCATTCGCAATATTAACACCAGCATAAGGTAAATATTCAACCATTGCCCAATATATGGTCATATCCTTAACATAATCTCTAACTAAATTGTAATAATTAGGATTTAGTAATTCTGTTAATTCACCATTTTCAATTAATGTTTCCAGCTTTTCGTATAAATCCGTTCCTAAATAATTCTGTATGTGTATATCTTGACTTATACGAATATAAGGTAGGAATTTATCAGGATCAAGGTTACCATTTGCACTTGTAAAAGTTACTAAATCTTCTCTTGTTATGAATAATGCTTTTGCCATATCTTAATTTATTTTACACCAGGATAATGACCTTGATTAGGCATATTAACAGGTGCTTTTTTTGCTTTTTTACTTCCAGCTGGTGACCTTCTATAACTCTTAGGTATTTCTTTAGTTACCTTGTAATCTTTTATTTCATCACTTCCAACCTCTTTACCTTTCTTCAAAGTATATAAAACTTGAATCCATTTATGTCGGCAGTAGACGCCGCCTTTAAATTTAAAAAGTGAATATGCTTGACCTTTATGCATTGGAAGCTTTGCAGAATTTTCAAAACCTACTGTACTTGCTTTGTCAATATCCTCAATCCTATAAACAATTTTTTGCGCTGTTCGTGCCATCATTTGTTGGCAGAATGGTCTTGATGTATTGCCTTCTTTAAAAGGTTTATTAGAACCTTTAACATACTTAAATCTAATTTTATAGTTAGATTTATCTAAAATACTAAATCCACTTGGCCTATCATCTATTGCAGCTAAATCAGTTTTAATTAAACTATTTGCCCATTCTTCTTCATCGTCAGTTTCTAAGTATTCTCTTTCTGCTACTTGTTCCCAATCTTCATCCATTACTTCACCCTCTAAGCCATCAAGTATTAAATCAAATTCTTCATCACTCAAATCTTCTTTATTTTCTGATTTGCTTAGTTTAGATTTATTTACTAAATCCTCAATTTGTTGGTATTCATCTTTTTGTTCAAAATCTTGATCTTCAACTGCAACACCTGTTTCTTCTTCAATCACTTCAGCATCCATATCTTTGTCAATCTCAATGAACTCTAATGGTTCGATAGTTTTAAAATATAGATTTAAACTAATATCATTTACAGCAAACATTTCATCTAAAGCATCTATCAATAATTCTTGGTAAGGTTTAATAACTACATTATCAAATAATAATGAAGCGTTTTTAATTTCATCAGCATTACTTGAAAAGCCATTAGATGAGTTTAAACCGATTAAAATAGGTGAAGTTACCCTATGTGTTACCATTATCTTTTTACCGCATTCTTCGCTTAGATATTGATAGTGTGATGGTGCATCATTTAAAGGAACATCATCAATAGTTGTTTTACTTTCAGCATCGTTATTAAAAGCTATAATTACTTTTTCACCATAACTGCCTGTGAGCTTATTCATCACATCATTCTTGATGCTTAATTGTTTTTCCCTGTCAGGAACCCCATTATTAAAATTCACAACTTTTGTGCCAGAAAACCCTGATTTACAGTCATTTATGAGATAATCTGCTATCTCTTTTTCAAGTTCTGCATATGAAATTTGATAGTCAGCTGGTGAATAGTAGTAGTAACCTGTGACATACCTTCTAACAATAAATATTTCATTTTGAGCACCAGAACCAAAAACAGGAAATCTTTTTAATTTAGTATTTCTGTTTACATTCTCCCAATCTGCACTATAAAAATAAGCTTCAATTTCACCTTCTTCATTGCATTTTTCAGCACGTAAAGTTTCTCTTGGAAAATGTGTTATGCTTTTTATTT